ATCAACGGCGTTGAGTCTGCACTTAATTGAGTGGATAATGAAACGGCGTGAAGAGCAAACTGTTATCACACCTTCCATGGTATCTGGAGTAGGAGCTACGGGCCAAATTCAGGCTATACCATGAGAGCTTGGCGATTTACCCACCCTTTGGCAAGGTGCAGGCAACCAAGTTCAGTCGGCAAGTTTTTCATGTTTCTGCCACGGCTGCGGTCGAATGAAACAGGCGCTAGAGCTTTAGTGCGTCCCAAAGCGTTATAAGATAAGACACTGCCATGTCTGGGGGGAGCCACACAATTGGTCCTTTGTGTGGGAGAACTCTAAATTGGATTCCTAACAGATCAAATAATGGAAAGGGTAGGTCGAAGCCCAGTGTCGGTAAGGCACTCAAATCGGCTGTTAGTGCTTCTAGTCCTGTTATCAAAAACATGATTAAGAGAGCGCTCATGGAAGGTGGCTCCCGTGCTGGGGGTTACCTCGGGGGACAAATAGGTGTCCCCCAAACGGGTCGCAAGCTAGGTTCAGCTCTTGCGGCGCGTGTTTCAAAACTTGTCGGATCTGGCGAATACACCCTTGGTGGTGATGCGCAAGTGAACTCCCTTATTAAGGGAGGTGTTCCGGCGACTATCTCCTTTGGAGATAAGACTACACGGTTGACACATCGTGAATTCATTGGAGATATTTATTGTGGTGCGCAAGGAGCTTTCCGTTCCAGCCAATTTGTTGTGAACGCAGATTACTCCACAACGTTTCCATATCTCGCTGGGATAGCAACTCAATTTGAGAAGTACCGTTTTAAGGGTCTTGTCTTTGAGTACATCTCCACCATATCTCCTTTAGTCGGGTCTGGCACGGCTGGCGCCTTATCGAGTCTTGGGTCTGTGGTCATGGCGTGTCAGTTCAACACGTCTGCACCTCCTTTCGTTTCTAAGACGCAAATGGAAAATACTGAGAATGCCATCTCTGTTCGTACCGACCAGAATTGTCTTTACGGTGTGGAGTGTAAGGACCAAGTTCAGAACTGGTACTACACACGTCATATTGGTGCCTCCGCTGGAGTGAACGCAAATGTGGGGAACATTTACGATTTGTGCGATTTTTCCATCGCAACCGTAGGTGGACCCAGTGGGAGTACCGTTAACGATGTTGTCGGCGAACTTTGGGTCACTTACGATGTTGAGTTGACCGGTCCACGTCTCCCTGATGTGCGGTCAGGGTACATTCATGGGTTCGCTTCCACGGGCGTGGCCTCTACGACACCTTTTGGTGCCACCGCCAATCAGACCATAAAGAATTATGGTATTACAGGTGACGTAACTGTTAATGGTAAGGACTTGTTGTTAAACAATCTCACTTCAGGAGATTTTTACATGTTGACTTACTGCGCTCGTGGATCAGCTGACGCTGCGTGTACCATGGGTTTCACAATTACCAACGGTGCGACGGTTAACTATTTTAACAACGCCACGCAGTACCGCGCCGTTGGTTCTGCGGTGACTACCTCCACGTTCCAAAATAGTTATGTCTTCAAAACAACTGGTCCGTCATGCAAACTGTCTTTTAACTCATCTAGCACTGCTGACCCAGTGCTTCCCGGTGGGACGACTGTTACGGCTGAGTGGACATTGTCTGCCATAGCGTTTTCCGTGTCCGACACGAGCATTTAGGTCATTGCCGGAGCTCCAAGCATCTATGGGTCATTCGTGTTACAATTCGAGTTAACATGGGGCCTGACTGCCGACACAGGGCATATTTTAACGCCTAGTGCACAATATCCCGCGACTGTCATAGTTCCGGGTGTTGCTCCCTTTGTCGACATAGTCGATAGGCTGATTTTCCCGCAGATTGGCACATATATGGTAGCGATGTCTTGTGAGTATTTCAAGGCCGGTTCGGTTCTTGGATTTCCAAGCGTTGGCTACTCCACGTATGGTCCTGGGGTAACATTGCAGTTGTGGGATTCATCAGCTAATGAGGATGATTGTAATTTGACTTTTACTGTCAAGACCACAGTCCTCACCACGGG